GGATGTGAGAAAGACGAAAAAAAAGAAGAGCCACCTCCAGTCAGTGTATCGTTAGAAGGTGGAGCACAAGCAGGTACACAGGGTGGAGAAGAAGCTGGCCAACAAGCAGGTGAAGAAGCTCAACAAGCAGGTGAAGAAGCTCAAGGTGGAGAGGCAGCATCAGCAGGTGAGGAAGCCCCTTTGGATCAAGGAGTTGGAGATGCTGGAGAAATGGCTGGAGACCAAGATGTTTCTGGAGGAGAAACTAGTCAAGTAGAAGATTGTGAAGAAAGTGCAGAAGAAGATGGTTGTGTTGAACCTGAATCTGAAGTGGTTTGTGAAGAAGATTCACTAGCAGAAGGAGAAGAATGTGATGACAATGTTGAACCATCTTCAGATAGTGAAGATTCAGCTGAGTAATTAAATAAAAACTTTTCTTTCTCTCTTCTATTCAATTTTTTAAATGAATATTCTTTTTTAGAAGCGTCTGATCTATCAGACGCTTTTTTTTTATAGATGACTTTACAAGGTCGTCGACCTCTTGTATATTTAGCGCCACCTTTTAGTAATCCATTGTGTTGTTTTAATCTTTTATTTATGTTTTTTGTTATACCACAATAAAAAGAATTATCACTACATAATAAAACGTAAACATACCACATTATATCCTCCTACGTTACCTTCTCGCTAAAGAAAGGATGAAAATCTAGCAAGTCAAACGGTATTACTACACTAATATAAGCTGACATCCTTGTTCTTCGCATTAAATATAAAAGCATAGATAGGACTGATATAATTTATATTATTAAAACAATTTATTGTAATTTGTTAATGCAAATAATCAGCATTATTTATATAGAGTTCTTCTAACTCTTTTTTAGTACAATATTTAAATATATTTCTATAAGTTCCCATGTTTTCTATTGAGCTATTAGGTCCCCAATTTATAGATAATGCTTGTTGTGGTTGTTTATGATGTATCATACTAGAACCTTTATCAACAATAGTATCGATTCCTATACTATGTAATAGCAAAGACATTCTAGAAGGATCGTTATGCCTTCCACTACCTTCTTTTGGATTAGGTGTAATATATGAAAGTATATCAGCAATTCTATAAAGTTTTGCAACTAAAAACTCTGAATTATCTTTTTCTACGTTTCTCTTGTAAAATCTAGATTTTCTAGAAGAAAATAGTCTGTCAGCTAAGTTTATAAGAAAACTTGTTGTATAGTTTAAAAATGTATCTAAATATTGAATATTTTCTTTGCTTCCCGTGCATAGAATATCATGTATTAACTTAATATTTCTTGCTACAGAACTAGCTCTAAAACCAGTAGCATACAATATAGACATAAAGTTTTTTCTTGTTACTTTAACAATTTTACCTCTTTGTCTTATTGTGTTTCTTACTCTTTTTGGTGTTATTTGTGAATAAAGAGAAACTCTTAACATTTCTCTAACATCGTTGGTATACTTTGGTAAAGTAAACTTTTTATATCTTTCTTGTGATAAATGTTCAGAATAATCACTGTCTTGAGTAATTTCAGAATTGATTTTATTATCATAATAACTAGAAGACATATTAGGATTAATAATTGCTTTGTTAGGAGTCTCAAGTCTTAATACATGAAAATAAGGCCTATCAGTTGCAAAATCATCGCCTGGGAGTTTTCTTTTCAAAAACAAGTCAGTTAAGTTTTCTCTTGTTAACAAGTAAGAATAAGTTCCGTGAGGTGTAGCAAATCTTGCGTGAGGATTAATTTCAACAGAAGGTATATTACCTTTATATCCTCTTACAAAACTAATTGCATAGTCTTCTCCCCATTTATCATGCAAATCATTAACAACGTCTTCAGGCGTCATATTTGTTTTGTCATTTAATAGTTTAGGAGATATTCTATTTTGTAATTTTGCATCAATCTTACTAGGAGGATAAGTATAAGCTCTTGTTTCCAAGTAAAGATTTATATACTTTTCTAACTTGTTCATTTTTAGCTTCTTTTTACTTTATAATACTTGTTTTTTGAAATATTTGGACTAAAAAACACTAATCTATTACCTTCAGGATCTATTATAGGAAAAGAAGTATCACCCCAAGGATTATCAACCATCTCTCCTAATTCTATGTTTTTCTTTCTAAATTTTTCATATAGTTTATGCACATCTTTAACTTTAATTGAAACAGAAACATTTCCATAATAGTTCTTATTTGAATAATTTCTTCTTCCTTTAGAAAACAATTCAATTAAATTACCACCTACATCAATTTGAGTGCCATCTCCATCAGAATATCTCCAATATCTAACTACTGGAAATTCTAATATTTGATTATAAAATCTAACCATTTCTTTCATATTAGAAACATAAATATGAAGCCTAACTTCTTTAGAATATGCATTCCATTTTTTACCTAGATCAATATCTAATTCTTTAGCAGCATCAATTTCAGACTTGGTAGGTGATGTATTTGCTTTTGCTTTTGGTTTTATGTTTCTATTACTTAAATAAGATGGCATTATTTTCCTCCGAGTGGATATTTTCTCCAAGCGAACTTTTCTCTTTTAGAAATATAGTCTTCTTGATCATCACATTCCCAAGCTTCTTGCTCAAATCTTATTGATAAGTAAGATTCTCTTGAAAACCCTTTTTTCTTTATAACTGCTGACCATAGATAATCAAATAAATATATACCTAGAAATCCTACGTAAAACAATTCTTTATATTGTAAACAATGTATTGTCTCATGTCTTTTTGTTTTTTCAGATAATTCGCCTCTACAAAACACAAAAGGACCTAAAGTAATTGCCCATATGTCAATAGGAGCAAACTTACTCAAAAATTTTGGCAGCTTGCTGTTTTCATAAAATTTCGGACTTTTCATTTTTAAAACCTTATATTAAAATGGAACGTCACCATAGTCATCATCGCTATCTAAATCATCACTATCTAGTTCAGGACTTTGATATGGTGAGTCATCTTGAGGATATGCTAAAGATTCAAGTTCATTATCATCAATATTTTTATCTTCTATCATTGTTTGAAGCTTTTGAAGTTCATCATCAGCTTCCTGTTCTGAAAATCCACCTTCATCTACAAATCTACAAAATAAAGCTTTTAAAGCTTCATTTCTTTCTTTATGTGTCATTGATCCAGATGACATTGTATCTGACAAATCTGAATCTTCTACAGGAGGAGGCAAGTCAGAGTCTAGTGGTGCATCAGGATCAATTGACATTCCGTTTTGATCTAAATCATCTGTGCCTTCTTTTAAAAACTTTCTCCAGTTTTCTACAATAAGTTTTGTGTTGTTTTTCATTTAAACCTCTTTTGTGATTTGTATATTAAGTATATATTATTTTAATTATTTAAAATTATAGTTTATTTCAATTAATTAAAATTTAATCTGCGTTATTTTTGTTAATTAAATTTATAAAACTATATTAATATTCACAGAATGTCAAAACAGATTAAACTGTGAATACAAAAAAACCACCCGTGAAGGTGGCTTGATTGATTAAAGAGCTCTTATACCTTTTGCAAGGCAGATTGCATTATATTAGATAATGTTCATATCCATGCAAGTTACAGTACCATAGAAATCAGCGCGAACCATCTTTTTACCATAACGAGTCATCACGCCCTTACGTGGTGTGAAGTCGTCTGGCTGGAAGATTGTTGGAGTCACGATGAGTGGTACATATGGAGCATAAACGAAACCAGTCTCTAGATAAGAACCACCTTTATAGCCTACAAGGATCTTGTTTCTTGGGAAATAAGGATCTTTATAAACTGTAAAGCGATTTGAAAGAGTACCAACTTTCTCTGCACCCATTGTAAATGGAGCACCTACTTGTCCATCACCATCAATGCTATAGCTTGGACGATAAAGAACAGATGCCTCAAGGATAGTTGCAACGTCTGGAGAAACTACGATAAAGTTCGCAGAACCACGTAGAGTCTTTCTATGAATCTCGTTAGCAACGTCAATAACTGTCTCAGTTAGAGTCTCATACCACTCACGAACTGTACCAGTGAAAGCTGGTCCAGGAGTAAGACTTGATGTACGATTAATCTCTGCACCAGTACGCTTATTAACAAACTTACCAGGAGAACGACTCCAGAAGAAGTTTGCACCAGCTGCACCAGCAAGAAGATCACCAAGAATCTCACGGTCAATCTCAAGAGCGATTTGCTCAGAAAGAATCTGAGTAAGCTCAACCTCTGCATCCATTGAGTGATATGCATTAAGGTCTTGCGCAAGCTCTGGACTCCAACGTGCTCTTAACTTACGTGTTTGAGCTGTTACAGGGATTGACTCAATCTTAATATCAATCTCTGGAATCTCGCCTGGAGATCCAACAGCTTGACCAGACCCATCAGTTGTACCACCTTTCATGTCTGTAGATTCAAATGAAGGTGTACCATCAACCATGCCATCTGTACCAAATGTAACATCATCACTTACAACGTAAGTTAACTGTAAGTCACCGTCGCCGCCGTGGAAATTAGAAAGATTAGAAACTCCGCCATCTGATGCACATACAACAAGTAAAGCATGATCAGATGCTGCATTTGCTGCAACTTGTTCTGCTAAAGGTGCATCTTCAAACAACTTAATATCTGCTGCAGATACTGTTGTATCAGCTTTACCAGCACTTGAAACTTTAACAAGTCTATTAAGTCTTCTCACATTTAATGACTCAGCGCCTTCTTGAATTGTTGAATTAACAGCAGTTAAACCTTCTACTTTAGTGTCGTCATTTGTCTTAGACTGAAGTGAAATGTTTTTAACCATAGTTAAATCAGTAGCTGCTGGCAAGTTAGATGTATCTAAAGGAACAAGCAGGAATCTAAAGTTTTGTACTGAATCATCCATTGCATTCAAAACTCTTTGATCAAATTGAACTAGCTTATCAAACAAGTCACCTCTAGCTGAAGCAGTAATGTTTTCGCTTGCAGCATCTGAATGCTGTGTTACAGTATCATCAGCTTGAACAGAGAAAAATCTAGTTGCTGCGTTTGTTTGACTAGATCCAATCTTAGGTGAATCATTATCTCTATAAACTTTAGTGAATCCACTACCTGAAAGGTCATATTGACCACCAGTAGCAAGTGCACCACTTTGGATTGCCTTGCCAGCTGGGCCACCATAGATTGACTCACCTTGCTTATAAGCACCTTGATCATTTCCATAAGTATAATCTAGATAGAAGAGAAGACCTGATGGTAAACTCATTGGTTGGATTGAAACTAGCTCGTTAGCAATAAGACCACCGAAAACACGGCGAACAATTGGAAACGCGATGTTAGTGAAACCACCAACATTGTCAGCACCCATTGAGTTAGACTCACGAAGTACTTGAGCTGCTTGGTTCTCTAAAAGAGTTGACATATTCTCACGATTTACGTCATCCATACCTCTTAGAAGACCAGTGCGAGACCATTTCTCAACGAGGCGCTTATTTTGCTGTCCTACGTGGCGGTCTCTAATACCTTCTGTTAATGTTTTAAGTGTAAAACTCATATGTTT